CAGCGTCAATGCCCGCGATAAAACCGCAGCAGCAGGCGGTTGTACACCTTCCGCCGTCTTTATGAACAAGAGCGATTCAGTTGACGACACATTCTGCGATCCACCCATACGTTTACCCAAAACAGATGGTGGCGTCTTGAGGGACGTTGATTGAACCCCATCAAAAACCTCTACCAGGGGCGAGTAATCCGCACCGGCTCCCACCTCACTGTTGAGGTAGTCAGCTTCAACCATGTCGTACAAAACAAGAGCCATTTCAGGGTCGAGTTTCTCAACTTCATTTTTCACCATCGTGCGTACTGACTCCAGCCACGCCTGGAGTTTAACCGGGTCGCTTCTAATATCAGAGGGGGCAGACTTGATGACCTGATCGACAACCAACTTGAGCTTTAACCGGGAGTGGCCAGACCGGCGCACTACCTTGCGGATGTCTTCCAGCAGTTCAGAATAAGCGGGCGCAGAATTGAGTGCGGGTTCTATGGGAGAGGCAGAATATGCGGTTTCACCGTCCTGGTCGAGCGGGACATAAAATACAGTGGGATAATCCAGTTCGGCTTGCTCATTTCCAACTTTCTGCAAGGGGATAATCTTGTTGGAAACCCCCTGCTTCTGTTTGCTGACCACCCAACTCAACGTCCTCACCGGAATCGGCTTGATATACATCGGCAAGCGTAAATCATCCAGCACCAGTTCCGCTGCCGCTCCACCATACAGGTACGTGTCTCGCAGCAGTACCGACCGGATTGCCGACATCGGCAAGCGGGCATCGTAGCCTTGCGTGTAGTCCGAAGAAAACTCCATCCGGGTAAGAATCGAACGGAGCAACTGCGCCCCCTTGGGATCAATCTGGTGGTTGGCATCATACACCCGGTACTGGATCGGGGTGTCTGCCAGCCGAACTACCGTCCACACCGCCGTGGATGTGTCTCCATGCGCCCTCGCCATCCGCCGGATAGCTTCCGTCTGCGTCAGCGAGCGAAAATCCGTAACAGATCGGTTGAAATAATCAACCGGCCCAGTCAGTTTGTTGCCCGCAGCCTTACCCGCAGACGGCGTAGCCGTCTGCACACCCGATACCAGCTTGCCTGGCAAGATCGGCGTATCCAGCTTCGAGCCTTTACTGATTGAGCGTTGCGATGCCATCCGTGTACTTCTGCGTAGAAACCAACTAACTTGTTGACAAATTTGTGCGCTTAGTCAAGAATTGACACGCCCACGCCCGCTTTGTCGTTCATGTGTTTTCCGGGTGGTAAGGTTGCGCGTGCCTTCCTTTTGTGGGTACTGCACGTAAATGTTCCTGTAGATGAGGGCTGGTAACCCTTGGCACATTGGCAAAGATGCGTCTCTGCTTATCTACTTGAGTCAGCCGGTCGCTTTATAACGCCGAGAAAGGGGTTCAGGTATCCCTGAACCTCGCTGACCAATTTACCCCGCACTCATCATATCACGGAATGACTCTTCACAGCCAGACGCCCTACCTCCGCCCCCACAACAGACGGCATCGGCGACCAACCCAGGTAATTCTCATCAAACATCGCACGCGCCATCAGCAAGTAATTGATCGAATGAAAGTAATGATCGTCCGTGCCGTCCCCCTTCACCCAATCCGAATGCGGCTCCCCTGCCGTATCAATATGGTCTACCCGCTTCATTCCCTGCAAATGGCGGCGAACGACCCGCGTTTCTTCCATTAACGGAAACTTTATCAATCCCTGGTTGATCTGGTTCGCTACACGGTTCAACGTCTTGGTTCGATGCGCCTCCAACAGATTGTCCGACACCCTGATCTTCTGTGCAGGCAGCTTTCCGTCCCGCAAGGTGTACATGCAAGGGTACAAACACTCCTCAAACGCAGCCGCCTGCAGCTTCAACGCCGTGTCCGTGTACGGCAACGCATCCATCACCGCCTTGACAACCTTGTACTGACCCATCCGCTCCTTAACCACCTCCAGCAAGCCCTCTCCATTCTGGCCCTTCAACCGGATCGCCTCAAACCACAAAATATGCGTCTCCCTGTTCATCACTCGGGCAATCGTCAGCCAGGATGTCATCCCTACGTCCAACCCCATAATCGTCGAACTCACCCCCTGACTCACCGCCTCCTCCGGCGGGATCGGCCTGAGTACCACGTTGCTCTCCACTATCTGATCCACCACAGAGTTCGACTCATCATCGTGCGGCAAACCCAACACAAAATTCCTGAAATGCCCCACCTCTCCACGGTACTTGTCCATGTAACGCAGGATCGAGGGCGGCGAGTGGTGCGCGGGCAAGTCAAACGGGGACACCTGCCAACCCTCCACCGTCTTCCGCTCAGGGTACGTCGCCACCCACTCCCGGTTATCATGGTGCAGATTCGCCTGCGTCACCTCCCTCCGGCAACCAGGACACAGCAACCGACACGTATCCACCAAACCCCGGTTCTCAAGGTCAATCACATCCAGATACGTCATCTCTGTGAACGACTGGTCAAAACCATCCACCACACAGTGCGTCAGAAAGTCCGGCCAAAACCATAAACTGCACGCCTGACACTTCACCAGACGCTTTCTCTGGTCACTCTGCTCATACAGGGCCGCCACACCAATTCCGTTCGCTGTAGGCGTCGAGAACCGCCTTCTCACACCACGCAATCTCGTTGTCGGATCAACAAACCGCGAATGGCTCATCCGCGACTCCGCCGTAATCAGATTCTCCTTCACACAGAAATCCAACTCGTCCACAATCAACAGATCACAAGGGATGGAGATCAGCGGTTTCTGCGTCCCCGTCATAAACAGTTGCGATGTGCCAATCTGCTTGAAACTCGCCGAATCGCTTCCGTTCGATAACCGCTCCCTCAGATACTTCGACCCACTAATGATCGGATCAATCCGGCTCTTCGCCATCCGCTGTGCATCCTGCACCGTCGGCAAAGCCAATATCCCCACCATCTCTGGCGTAACCGCCAACATCATCAGCAAGGAATAATACGTGAACGTCGTAAACCCCACCTGCGACGGCTTAATCCCCACCAGGTTGTGGTGCGTCGAATTACAAATGTCGATCTGGTACTCGTGATCCTTGAACGAATACGGCCTACCCAACAACCGCGTGTGCTTCTGCAGCAAATCCGACATCCGCTCCATCGCAGAGGTCTCCTTCACCGCATCCTTCACCCGCGTGTAAAAATCCTTCGCAAGCGGTGTCATGCCACCTTCAAACGCTCCGGCTCTTGACCTGCTCCTGGTCACACTGCGTACATATAGAAATCACCTTCCCATGCTGGCTGTAATCCCGCAAGTTAAACCGGTGCCCAAACAAGTCACAAATCGTCGGGTAACTCCTGGACACCTTGCCAGTAGCCACAGGGTTCCGACGACTGTAGCCATCTATGGCCATTTTTTGCACAATCTGCGTCATAAGTCACTCACAAAAACTTTTTATCTACAAAAACATTCTTTTATTTCTTGTATAAAGCACAAACTGTTTTTGTTTGTGCCTTGTCCCAGAAAAACAAGTTTGAATCTATTCTACAAATAAAACTCTTTTCTTGTAGATAAAAAGTTTGATGGTGGTCACTAATTGAGCAAATTCCCGTTTCCGCTCTCTTCCAGGTACCCAAAAACCTTCTCTGCCAACTTAGGGTCATAGCCATACCACACCAACAACGTCTCCCTAACCGTCATCCGGTACTCCCTACGCATCTTGTTCATCCCCCTACATGACCACTCAACTCCCGCCACCCCACACAAGCCAGGAAAACCCCCCACATACCCTTGCTCCCTCGCAACAGAACCCAAAATCGGCAACGGACCCCAAACCGCCCTCTGGCCCGTCCACTCCGTGTCAGACCCAGGAAAATCAACAGGTGCCATCACAGACTCCCTCTCATGCTCCGCCAACGTCCTGAACGGCACATTCAACCCAACATTCCATACCCACTCCAATCCCAACACCGGGCGCGTAAACCCACTCTCTCCACGGCTGTCCTGCGTAATCATCGCAAGCACCACCGGTACCGGCACCTTGTCCGCAAACGCCCTCACCGCATCATAAATCTCCGAATCCATTCCCTACTCCACACTCTCAAGGTTCTTGTTCAGCAACGCCAAAAACGTCTCCTCCATCCCAGGATGCGCTCGCACCGTCTCTACCACCGCATGTTCAATCTGCTGCATCCTCGATTGCGTCACCACATCCTCATACAACTTCGATAACAACGACGCCAACGAAGTCGCTTTCGATAACGCATCCGAAGCATTCCTCGTGTCCGGGTTCTTCAAAACCCCCGTCGAAAAATCTATCTCATTGTTGAGGATAATCATCACAGCACTCCATAACGTATGCACCTGCTCCCTCAAATCAAGGGAACCCGCCTGTATCGTTACCACCGGCTGTATACCAGCAAAACCAATACCGTCCACACACGCCAAATCAGACAACTTCTGCTTGTGGTCAGACGATAAATAAGCTTTGTGTTCTTCAAGATACTGAACAAGGTCAGTAAGGGACGCTCCCTGCATCTGCAAGGTGTCTTTGAGTCGGGCATAACCCGTAAGCGTAGGGGGGGACTTCCTTGTCTCTGTCTTCATCCTGATGACGGTCTCCTGTATCCCTTGTTCGGAGTTTGTTCCGAATCTGGACACAGTATAACCGCCAAAAAGTCAAGGTACTATGTTACTTGTCATAAAATAGGGAAATTTTCCGTTATGTGGCTCATCTGACGGGCCAGCACCCTGTCCAGACGATCCGTGTCCTTCCAGTTATCGTCCTTCGTCACCTCAGAAATACGCCTCAACACAGCCAGAACCTCAGACCTCTCCACATACCACGGTATCTCGCTGCTCGGAAACTCCCTCTGTATCGCATCCTGTATCGTCAACAATGCGTCCAGACGACCTTTCTCGTAAGCAAGGGTCATAACTTCACACCTTTAAGGTAGTTTAAGGGGTGTTTAGAGTACCCACTCATACCCAAGTTCGCAAAATAGATTACTACCTACGCTCGACCAGACCATCCCACCTCCCGCCTCATCTCTTCCATCACCTCCACCATCAGCTCCTCCATCACCGGATCAGGTGGCTGACCACCTTTCACCGCCACCTCGTGCCAGACAACCAGCAAGGTAGATAAATTGCTCCAATCAAGCAACATCCCCGGATCGACCCCGCTCGCCTCGATCACCTTGTTCATGGCGTCCGGGTTGTATCTCACATTCCCATTCACATCCCTGAATAACTGCAAATCTTTGAACTGTACATCGTCAGGCACCACAATCCGAACAGGCTTTTTTGTCATCTATTGATCCTCATTTGGTTTTTAAGGTGCTTTTACTGGGGGCAAAATCTGAAAAATCAAAAATTTTTGCGGGGGGGTCTATTCCACCCCCCGGCCACCTACCCCAAAAAGGGTAGGGGGGGTTGACGGAATTTTCCCCATATAAACAATGAGCGCCGGGCAGGATGCCACCGGTGTCACCCAGGGCGACAATGTCACCCAGGGCGACAATGGGATACAGCGAAGACGCACCAGCGGAGGCTGGAATCGAAAGGACACCTATTGCGGACACTGATACATATCAGACGGTTGACTTAGCTCCCCCCGGTAGCGGTCGATTGCATTGTATAGGTGAGCGGCAAGCAGCAGCAGCGGCAAGCAGCAGCAGCGGCAAGCAGCAGCAGCGGCAAGCAGCAGCAGCGGCAAGCAGCAGCAGCGGCAAGCAGCAGCAGCGGCAAGCAGCAGCAGCGGCAAGCAGCAGCAGCGGCAAGCAGCAGCAGCAGCGGCAAGCA